CCGCGTGACCGTCACCGCCCGCGACGAGGCGGAGGCTTGCCGGGTGGCGGCTCTGCGGGTGGGGGGCAGCGGGCACCGGGTGGTCGGGAGGGTGCTGTGAGCGCGGGGGACACGGGGGCGGGCGGCGCGCGGGATCGGGAGGTGATCCAGGCGGCGGCGCGGGTGCTGGCGGCGGAGGAGCTGCTGCTGCGCTCGTTCGCCGCGGGGGTGGCGCCCGGGGAGTTGGCCCGGGCGCTGAAGATCTCGCCGCCGGCGGCGACCCGCTGTCTGCGCACCCTGGCCCAGGCGGGGCGGGCGGAGCGGATCCCGGAGACGGATCGCTGGCGGGCGTCTCATCGTCTGGGCCGGCTGGCGATCCAGGCGGTCAACGCGATCGACCGGGCCATCGCGGACCTTGGGGAGAGCCGGCAACGGCTGGACCCGGATCGGTCCGTCTCTGTACGCACTTATTAGATGGAGGTCTCCATGGCACGCACCCCACGTACCCCTGCTTTGATCGATGCGCCGCTGTCCCAGGACGGGGAGGCCCTGATTGCCAAGGCCGAGGCGGGCCGGACCGAGCAGGATTTGACCCGCCTGGCGGCGAGCCGGGCGGCGCAGTTCGCCCCGGCGCTGCTGGCGGCCGGACGATTGCAGGCGCTGCAATTTATGACCGCGGTGAGCGAGAGCGCCATCGCGCAGGCGTTTGCCCAGGTCAGGCGCGACAAGAGCTATATCGGGATGCCGTACCGGGATGCGGATGGGAGTCTCGGCGCCGTCACGACACTGGACGAGTTCTGCCGGCAGTTCTTGGGGGTCGGCTACGCGCGCTGCGCTGAGCTGGCCGACAACCTGCACCTTCTGGGCCCGGCGCTCTACGAGCAGGCCCAGCAGATCGGCTGGAAGACCAAGGACTATCGGGCGCTGCGGGCCCTGCCGGCGGACGATCAGGAGGCGGTGCGCGAGGCCCTGGAGGACGGGGACCGGGATGCGGCCCTGACGGTGCTCTCCGAGCTGGTGGCGCGCCATCGCCAGGCTCGGGAGAGCGCGGATCGGCGGGCGGAAGCGTCGATCGCGGAGCGCGAGGAGACGGCGGCGAACTATGCGGCGGCGACCCAGCTCCTGGGGGAGCGGGATGCGGAGCTGCGGCGCATCAAGACGGGGGCGGTGCCGCCGCCGCGGATGGACGAGCGGATGGCGGGCTGGGGCCCCAGCGCCACCTACTGCATCGGGGAGGCCAAGCGCTGGCTGGTGCAGCTGGGCATGCTCCTGGACGGGGCGGCCCAGGCGGCGCCGGATGGGGACTCCCCCGAGCAGCTGGCGGCCTGGGCCTCGGCCCTGGGGCTGGTCGACGATGCCTGCGGGGTGGGCCTCACGGAGCTGGGGGATATGGTTGGCGGGCTGTCCGCCAAGCTGGAAGGTGGGGTGAGCGAGAAGCTGTGGGCGCTGCGCGCGCGGGTCGGCGCCCAGGGCGAGGGGGCGGGGCAATGAGCGAGCTGTGGAGGGAGCTGCGGACGGTGAAGGACGGGGCGATCTCGGAGCTGGGCCAGGCAGCGGCGGAGGCCCTCCTGGCGCGGGTGGACAGCGCCATCGTGGAGCACGGCAAGGCGGGGGAGCGGGTCCGCGGGCCGCGGGTGCGGGCGAACGCGCGCATGGCGCGGCTGATCCAGCTGCGGGCGCTGGCGGTGTGCCGGCTGGCGGCGCTGCCTGTGGCCGAGGGCTGATCGCCATGCCCCCCCGGATCGATCCCGAGCATGTGGCCCAGTGGGCGGAGCTGGCCGAGCGGCTGGGCCATGCGCCCCACGGGCAGCGCGGGGACCTGGTGCGGGACCGGGCGGCGGCCCTGGGGATCAGCATCCAGACCTGCTATCGCAGGCTGGAGACCTACGGGGGCTGGACCTCGGGGCGGATCCGGGTCGGCAAGAGCCGGCTGGACGATGCCACTTTGAAGGAGGTGGCGGCGGTGTACCGGGAGGGGTCGCGAGAGAACGGCAAGCAGGTGATGACGGTGGACCTGGCCTGCTCGATCCTGGAGCAGTCTGGGCGCTCGATCCCGGTGTCGGGCTCCCAGGTGTCGCGGCTGCTGCGGGGGGCGCGGCTGGATCGGCGCGGGCAGGATCTGGCCCAGCACTTCGGGCAGATGCGCTCGCCCCATCCCAACTATGCCCACCAGGTGGATCCGTCGCTGTGCCTGATCTACTACATGGGCGGGAGGCAGCGGATCATCCGCGAAAGCGAGTTCTACAAGAACAAGCTGGACGCGGTCGCGAAGATCGACCGCAAGTGCTGGCGCTATGTGCTGACGGACCACGCGTCCTCGCTGATCCATCTCCGCTACTTCGAGGCCCGGGGCGAGTCTCAGGCCCTGCTGTTCGAGTTCTTGACCTGGGCCTGGGGCCGGGCGGAGGGGCGCCTGGGGCATGGGGTCCCGCGCTATCTGGTAATGGACCCGGGGAGTGCCAACATCGGGCGCGGCATCGGGCTGCTCCTGGATGCGCTGGACGTGGAGGCCATCGTCCACCGGCCGGAGCAGGCGCACGTCAAGGGCCAGGTGGAAGGGGCCCAGAACATCGTCGAGCGGCAGTTCGAGAGCCGGCTGCGCTTTGAGCCGGTCGAGTCCATCGACGCGCTGAATTTGGCGGCGGGGCGGTGGCAAGAAGGCTGGAATGCCAATGCCTTGCCGCGGATCGATAGTCGGTTACGCCGGCCGGGGGCGCCGCCCATGGTGCGCTCGGAGCTGTGGCTGCGCATTCGCCCGGAGGAGCTGCGCGAGCTGCCGTCCCGGGAGGCGTGCGCGCGCCTGCTGGAGGGCAAGCCGGAGGAGCGCACGGTGTCGGAGCGGGGGCGGATCTCCTATCGGCATCCGGCGGCGGGGCGCTCCTGCGAGTATGACCTGAGCGCCTGCGAGGGGGTGCACCGCGGGGACAAGGTGCTGGTGTCGCCGATGCTGGTGCCGCTGGCGGATGGCTCGCAGCACGCGATCCGGGTGCGCTGGGAGGCGCTGGACGGCGCCGAGCAGGTGTGGCGGCTGGGGCCGCTGGCGGAGCTGGACGCCTTCGGTCTGCCGGCGGCGGCCCCGGCCTGGGGCGAGTACCGGGGCCAGCCGAAGCGGGACGCGGAGCGCCGGGCGGACGAGCTGGCGCGCCTCGCTTACCCAGGACAGACGGATGGCGAGCGCGATGCCCAGGAGGGGCGGCGCAAGGCGCGGCGGGATCAGGTGACGCCCTTCCAGGGCCAGCTCAATGCGCTGGCCCATCTGGGGCAGGTGCAGACTCCGACCTATCTGCCGCGCTCCGGCGAGACGCTGCGGGTGGATGTGCCGGAGGATCGCCGCGAGGCGGTGCCGCTGGTGGGGGCGCTGATGCGGCTGTCGCGCGCGTGGGAGCGGCCGGTCTCGGCGGCCGAACAGATGTGGCTGCGCGCCCGCTGGCCGGAGACGGTGCCGGCGGACGAGCTGGATCGACTGCTGGCGGCTGGATCCGCTGGCCAATCTGGGGCTTCCGTGGCCGCCGAGGGTGGGCGGGCGGGGCTGTCGGTGGTGCGCTAGCGCACCTTGGAGGATGCCGTGAGTCGAGCGATCGATGCGGAGGGGCTGGAGGCGCTGGTGGGGGCGCTGGCCGATGCGGGGGCGGCGCTGGCGCAGACGATTCAGGACGGGGCGGATGGACTGTCCGAGTCGGAGGACCCGCAGATGCAGGAGTTGGGGGTGGAGATGCAGGCGCTGGTGGACACTTGGGAGTCGGCCTACGCGGCGATGGGGTGGGGCGAATGATCCGCCTCGCTGGCTATCTGGAGCGGATCGACCTCCCGCGGCGCCAGGTGGCGGACGAGTTGGGGGTGAGCCCGGCGTCGCTGTCGTCGCTGTGTCGGCATGGGCGCCAGGTGCGGCGCCTGGACCCCGAGGAGGTGGTGGAATGGCTGGTGGCCCACGGCATCCTGCGGCGGGCGGCGCTGCGGTGGGCGGAGCCCGTGGAGGGCAGGGACTCGGATTCGGAGTCGACAGATCCCCTTGCGGCCGGGGCTTCGGCCGCACAATCGGAGGACACCGAGATGCTGATTTCTGCGCAGAGGCTGACGCTCGACGAGCGGGTCGCTTTGGGGCTGGAGCGCGACCCCTTCTTCGACGAGGTCCGCGAGCACGCGGACCTCTATCTGACCCCGCGCCAGCGCATGGTGCGCGAGGCGATGTGGCAGGCGGCCCAGCACCGGGGATTCCTGGCGGTGGTGGGCGAGAGCGGGTCGGGGAAGACGATCCTGCGCCGGGACATCCTGGAGCGGGCGCGCCGCGAGGACCCGTCGATCGTGCCGATCATGCCCTATGTGCTGGGCATGGAAGAACACGATGGGCGGGGGCCGTCGCTGCGGGCGACGGACATCGCGGAGATGATCGTGCGGCGGCTTGAGCCTACGGCGCGTCTACGCTCGACTCGCCAAGGGCGGTACGATCAGGCCGAGTCAGTGCTCGCAGAGCGTGTGCGCTCGGGGCAAAAGCCGGTGCTGCTGGTGGAGGAGGCGCACGGGCTTCCAAAGAGCACGCTGCGTCACCTAAAGCGCTTCTCCGAGCTGGAGGCTGGCTATGCGCGGCTGCTCGGGATCATCCTGCTCGGCCAGACGGAGCTGGCGGATCGGCTGTCGGAGACTGACCCGACCATCCGCGAGGTGGTGCAGCGCTGCGAGGTGGTGCGCCTGCCGCCGCTGGCGGACGAGTCGCAGATCGGCGGATACCTGCGCCACAAGATCGCCCGGGCGGGCGGGGCGCCGGAGCGGCTGCTGTCGGCCGGGGCGGTGGAGGCGATCCGCGACCGGCTGACGGTGCGCAGCCGGCGCACGGGGCAGGCGGAGGTGAGCCTGTGCTACCCGCTCGCGATCCAGAATCTCGTCGTCAACGCGCTGCGCGCGGCGATGGGGTCCCTGGAGGGGTGGGCGGGCCCGCTCCTTCGGGAACATGTGGAGGCCGTATGAAGGAGCGCGGGCGCTATTCGAGCGCCCGCCGGGGCGCGCCCCAGACGGTGGGGCGCACCCGCGAGCGGGCGAAAACCTTGCAGTTGATCCACATCGCGGCTGGGCAGCTTGGGCTGATCGATGCCGCCATCCCGGCGGGCGATCCGGACCGCGATCAGCTGTACCGCGACCTCTTGGAGGAGCTGACCGGGCGGCGCAGCGCGGCGGAACTGTCCGATGCGCAGCTCGCCCTGGTGATGGCCCGCCTCAAGGCCCTCGGCTGGCAGCCGCAGACCGGCCGCCACGGGCGCCGGCCGCAGATGCAGCCCGGGGATATCCGCACCGTCGCAGAGGCCCTGCTGGCCGACATGGGACTGCGCTGGGACTACGCCGAGGCGATCCTGCGCCGCAATCGGGGCTTGCCTGAGGACGTGGGCGTGGCGATGCAGAGCGCCACTGGCGAGGAGTGGCGTAGCGTGGTCACGGCGCTGCGGGCGGAGCGCCAACGCCGCGACCTGCACCGGATCGATGCAGCACTGGCCGTGGCCGGGCGGAGCCGCGCCTGGCTGGCCGATCGCCTGCGCTTGCCTGCCGCCTGGCACCGCCAGCGGTCCCATGTCGATGCGGCACTGGCTGGCCTGGACGCGGCCCTCGCCGCGATGGAGGCCCCAGCGTGAGCGTCGCCGACGACCTTCGCCGTCTGCTCGGCGATGATGGCCTTCAGACCCTCATCGCCGCCAAGGGCGGCGCCCGCCTGCCGATCCCCTCCGCTCCCACGCCAGGGCATGAGCTCGCCGAGCTCCTGGGCTACCCCGCTTTCGCGCGGCTTTGCGCCGAGTACGGCGGAGACTCGCCGGACATCCCGCTCCTCGACCAGTCCCGGGCCCGCCGCATCGATCGGGACGTTCTCGACGCCCTGTCCGCCGGCCACAGCGCCGACTGGATCGCCCCCCGCTACGGCATCTCCCGCCGCACTGTCTACCGTATTCAGGCTCGCGCCCGCGCCTCCCAGGCGTAACTGCCCACCGTAATTCCTTTTCGCCACCCGGCTCGTTTTTTTCCTTTTCCCGTCGCTTTATCCCATTTTTTTGGCGACTTTATCTCGCTTCCGCTTATAAGATGGCGCTCCCATCTTTCAGATCC